CGAAGAGGTTGACGAAGAGGAAGAAGAGGAGTAAAATAAAAAAATTACTGCCCTGTGCGTATTATAATTTCTGGGAAGTTGAATTATTTCAGCTCGTAAAAATTACGAGGAACGCTAAAATTTTTTACCAATCTTTTACCAATCTTTTACAAATCTTTAGGAAATTATTTTATCGGCAGGGCGGTTTTTTAAAAGATAGGTTCTTGGGCTGGGGATTGCCGATAACAATCCTTACTCGGGATAATCGGGCTGTGAAACCCCTAAAGGGCGGAGCAGGCAGGAGCCAAGAGAAATACAAATGCAGAGTTGCAACTCCTTAGAGGTATGCAGAATCCTCTATCCCCAACTTAAGAACTTATCCACTTGACAATGTTTTTGAAAGGCGTATAATGAAAAAATAAAGCAAAGAGTTTATGGTCAAAATCATTAGAAACAATTCAATAAATTTATTAGCAACAATCCGTAGTCGTTTTAATAGGTTTCTAATGAACCTTGACCAGACGACTACGGATTTTTGCTTGTAAAATTATGGAAGAAAAAGGAAGAAAAACAACAACTAACATATACTTTAATACTTCATCAAATAAGAAAAAAACTTAAACTTACTTTAATGGAGTATTGTATAGCAGATAGCATTTATCATCTATCCAATAATCCAAAAAGTGAAATAAAGGGTTGGTGTTTTGCTACAAAAGAGACAATTGCCAATATATTAGGCACTACTTCAAGAAATATATTTAATGTTATTCCTAAACTTATAAAAAAAGGGTTTGTTGAAAAAAGCAAAGATACAAGGGGTTATCTACGAACTACCCAAAAATGGTATGAAAATGTTGTAATTATACGAATGAAAGCTGAATATGAAGAAGTTTCACAACCTATGAAGAAACTTCATAATGATTATGAAAGAACTTCACAACCCATTATGAAGAAACTTCATACACATAATAATAATAATAATTATAATTATAAGAAGAAGAGAATTTCTTCTTCTAAAAAATTAAAACCTTATTTTAGAGGGGAAGAAATGAGATTCTCAAAAGGTCGCTGGTTTGTTATACCCGCCGATGGCGGAACTTGGATAAACTATGTGGGGCGGGAAAAAGATATTGAGTGGAAATAAAGGTCGAGGTAAACAATAATAAATAGATTAAAATTATGAAAAAAATAATGATTAAAATAAAATTAACAAAAGAACAAAAGAAGCACTTAGAAACGATTAGGTGGTTGGTAGATTTTAATGAGAATATAGCAGAAGGAAGAAGTTTTCTTTTAGCGATTGCCTTTATTGAAATGGCAATAAAATATAAAAATAGATGGATACAAGTTTTTGACCATTTTCCAGCCAAACAAGCAACTGACCGATTATTATTTACTATTAAAAATATAATTTCACAAGACAAAAAGCTATTAGAGAGAACAGAATTTCGGCAAAGAGAATTTAAAATCGGCGAAAATGAAAAAAAAGGTCATTAAAACATACCGCTTCCCCTCTAAAAGCGTCAAAGGAGATTACAACACAACAAAGGTATGGGATAATGGCGAAATTACTTGCGATTGCTTTGCTGGGCTTTATCAGGCGGAATGCTGGCACATAAAAAAAGTGAGAGAATATGAACAAAAAAAAGGAAAAAAGTAAAATAGCAAATCTCAGGAGGCAGGCGGATTATTTGTGGTTTATGGCTTGTGTTAAAAAGCACGGAAACAACTGCGAAATCTGCGGGGGCATAGGTCAGCAAGTTCATCACTTTTTCCCCAAAAACTCATTCGGCTATATCAGGTATGATTTGGACAACGGGGTCGTGCTTTGTAAAGGTTGCCACTTCAAATTACATTTCACCCACAATCCTCTTCTCGCCGAAAAGATAATAAAAAATCGGGGAAGAAAGTGGTATAACAAACTCAAAAAGAAAGCAGAGGAGAAGCATTACTCTTACAGGAAGGTTTCGTGGTATAAGGAACACATTGAAAAATTACAGAAAATAATAGGTGTTAATACAGGTATGGATAAAAGGGCTTGACAAGGGGGGTTGGAAATGATACAATGGGAATATGGCAAAATACAAAACAACCATAGAACAAATACTTAACTTAAAGGCACAGGGGAAAACAAACCAAGCAATATCCAAAATACTTCATCTGGGAATAACAAGACAGGGAATAGATTATCTCATTAAAAAGAACAGGAACAAGCCAGAGCTGAAAGAGTTGTATAAAAAAATGGACGAAACAATGGATTTTCTAAAAGGTCGGCAAAATAAGTAAAAAACACAAGAAAATAAAAATATGATAACAAGTATTTTAATCGCAGTAGGAATAATAGCTATTGTTGTTGCTTATGTAGTTGGACGAGTTCAAGGAATACCAGATTTGCCTTTCCCTCCATTTTATCCAGATTATTATCTATTTGATTATTGGAGGCGTTCTCAAGATTGTTCACTTGATTATATCAGTAGAACTACTGCTAAAATAAACGAAGAACACGCTTATCAAAAGGGAGTTCTTGATGGTAAAATTCAAACAGAGAGATATTACCAGTATAATCCAAAAACAATATCACAAGGAGAATTGATAGAAAAATTAAAAGGTGCTATTAAACCATTAGAAGAACTTAAAAAGGAATATAACATAAAATAAAATTATGTTAAACATTTCAAAAGATATCTTAAAGATACAGATAAAGAGCGATTTGAAGGATTTGCACCAAAACCAGTTGGCTGGGTTATATCTCGGAAATCCCGAACTTTACAAAAGGGATAGCGAAAGAATTGCGGGAAAAATAAAAAGGTTGAAAGAAATGGAAAGCACAGATAAACTGCTTGACAAGTTAATGCCCTCTAAAAGAAAACAAGCAATTTGCCTTAAATGCGGAGAACCAATTTTGGGAGATGAGGACAGCATTTGTGGGCGGTGTGCTTAAAAATATGAAAACACCACAAGAGCGAAAAGAAATAAAACAAATGCACAGAGCCAAACTAAAATCGTATTCCAGCAGGGATATTGGTATGGCTGTGGGTGCGGCGGTCAATAAAGCGGTTGATGTAGCAATAGCGGTTTACAACAAAGAGGAGGATATTTTAACAGACGGGCAGTTGGAAGATATTATTAGAAGTTGGACAAACAAGATTTATGCTATCAGCCAGAGGAAGAAAATAGAAATTGAAGAACAGCCCACCCAGAAGGATATGGAAGATAAGATGGCGGAGGATGCGAGGCAGGAGAAATCGGAAGAAGATTTCAACCAAAGGTCAGACGAAATATATCAAGAAAACTTATGAGTAAAGCACCTACCATTTGCCCCAAATGCGGAAGCCCAATAAAATACGTAAAAGCGGGGGTAAGCAAAAAAACAGGGAAGCCGTATGCTGAATTTTGGGCTTGTTCCAAGTATGAGTGCGATTACACTTGGCGACCGGAAAAGAGAGGAACGAAACAGACGCCACTCAAAGAATATGACCAGGGCGAGCAGATATTAAAGGGATTAAGAGAGGTTTACGCCAAAATAGACAGCTTGGAAGGGGAGTTTAAGGATTTCGTAAGAATTTTTGCCGAGAAACAGGAATGAAATACAGAATAATAAAAAATATAATTCTTCTTTATCCAATTCCCTCAAAAAATATCCGAGAGGGATTAGAAGTAGTTTTTAAGCCATCTAATTACTGGAAACGAAAAAATAAACGTTTAGAACCAATAATGAGAACTGATATAATCAAAGACCAACAGGAATATGAGTTGCCAAAGTATTTTAGAGTAAAAAGTATATTAGAAGTGAATATCAAATGACCACGAAGTTCAAAATCTGGGGGCTGGAAGTTGAAGAATTGTTTGACGGGGATTTTCTAATTTGGCGAACCGAAATACGAAATCCCTTTCGGGAAGGAAATGGCTGGCGAATAGGGCTGAACGAGAAGTTTTTCAGGGAAGCGTGGCGGGCAGGAGTGAATAAGATACTGCTTATTATCGGGCAAAGGGAAAAGATGATGGAAATTCCGACAGCGAAGCAGTTAAAAAAGAAAGTGAAACGGGGAGAATACGAGGACAGACCGAGCTTGTTTCAGGGAAAGCCGCCGATAAGGATTTATCATTTCAAAATCTTATGAGCCAAAAACTTCTCCAAATCCTAATAGGCACAATCGCAGTTCTTTTATGGCTCTGGCTCGGCTGGAATGTCGGAAACGGGGAACCCGAAATCCGACACCAGCAGTCGGACTTGTTCATCGGGGGTTTCGCCAATCCGATTATGAGGGAGTTTGAAGTGCTGGCGGTGGTTACCCAGTATAATCCGGTGGAAGCCCAATGTGACAGCACGCCGGATATTACGGCTTCGGGCAAAAAGGTGAAAGAAGGATTTATTGCCTGCCCGATTTGGCTGGATTTCGGGGATTTGGTGGAGATAGAAGGCGATGTTTATCAGTGCGAGGACAGGATGGCAAAAAAATACAGGAAGCAATGGCGGTTCGACATACTATCATTTGATTTAAGGGAGGCGGTTGAGTTCGGAGTTCAAGAGAAAAAGGTCAAGATTTATTAGAAAAAATAATTATAGCTAACTGGGGCGGACAGCCAGTATTTTCTAAAACCTTTCTAAAACCTTTCTCCATTGTTCGTTTTAGACACGACCATTGTCCAGTAAAAGAAGATAAAATCTGTTCTTCTTGCCCCTTAGCAGATAAATATGAAAAAAATATATTACAAAGCTCTAACTCCCGAAATGACCAGCTTTTATGACCACAAAACCAAGTGGAAAATCGGGAAAATTGTCAAGGCGAAAAATCCCGATGTTTCAAGGAAAGATTGCTCGGAAGGCATTCATCTCGGCACCACTATTTGGAATTGCTTTATTGGGGCGAAGTTTCCCTGCCGAATGTTTGAAGCAGAACCAGTCGGCAAAATCTTTTACGAGGGAAATGAGAAAATCAGATGTGAAGAAGCGAAATTGACAAAAGAGATTCACAACAAGCAGATAGAGGAATTGAATAAATTGATTAGGAGAATCGGGAAGATAAAATGGTTTAAGCCGATGAAACCGGACAAGAAAAAGACAGGGAAAATCGTTAATTCGGCTCTAAAAGCTTTCGGAGTAAAAGCCAAATTGGAATACAGAAGTTTAAGCACAAAAGATGATTGGGATGCGGTTCGGTCTGTGGCTCGGGATGCGGCTTGGGATGCGGCTCGGGATGCGGTTCGGTCTGCGGCTCGGTCTGCGGCTCGGTCTGCGGCTTGGAATGCGGCTTGGGATGCGGCTCGGGATGCGGCTTGGGATGCGGCTGGGTCTGCGGCTCGGGATGCGGAATTTGCAATCGCTTCCGATTTATTAAAAGATAAATATCCGAAAAATCCATTCAGATACCTAACCAAACTCTGGGAAATGGGTTACTATGTTTGTGGGGTAAGCGATAAAAAATTCATCTTATACTATATTCCTAAAAAGCCCAACCAAAAAACCTAACTAAAACTATGCCAAAAGAAAAGAAACTAATTAAAATAAAAGCACCCAAAGCAAGATTTGGAGATAAAGTTCTGGCCTTAAATTATAGGCGGAACGGAAAAGGGGAAAACTGGAAAATAAATGGTGGCGTTTGGGAAGAAGCCATTGTCAATGGGATTGAATATAAAGTTTGGCGAGAGAGAAATATCAGTAAAGGAATTTGGTATTATGATTTGTTTTTAGTGCGGAGAAATAATCAAGGAAGGTTAATAAGATTAGAATTACAAGAAAATAATATAAGAAACTCAGCCAAAAAAACTAACTAAAAGTATGCCAAAAAAAATAAAAAATATAATAAAAGCAGGACAAGAAGACGAAATTCATAAAAGATTTAGTGGAAAAGCTGTATTGGTTATTTACAAAGACCGACCTTATGGCTGGATACAATTAGGAAAGATGAGATATTATTTTCATAAAAGTGGCTGGGCAAGTCCTTATGAGAAAGAAATTGAGACCATTAAAGGAGAAAAGTTAAAAGCAATGGTGATTCCTTATGATGGCTGGGAGTATGGATGCGAGGATTTGGAAGTAAAATTCACTAACAATCCAAAAGAATTGGATATGCCAGAGTAAAACTATGCCAAAAGAAAAGAAAATAATTAAAGAGAAAATAATAAAAGAGTTTATAGAGAAAGGAGCTGATTTAGAGCACGACCGCTGGGCAAAATGGCAGGCATATCTTTTTAGTAAGTCCGAGTGGACGAAAGATGGTTATTTAATTCCGAAAAAATTATGCGAAAGGTGGCAAAGGCAGATTGACACTCCTTATGAGAAATTATCCGAAGAAGAAAAAGAAAGCGATAGGAAAGAAGTTAGAAAATATATTCCGTTATTAGAAAAGGTTCTTGCCTGGCAAAAAGAAGAGATAAAGAGGGTGGTTGAGGAAAAAATAAATAAGAAAATAAAGTGGCTCAAGAAAAGAGATAATTTTGATATGTTTCATTTAGCAGATTTAGAAGACATCATTAAAGCCATAGAAAAATTATGAAAAAAATTAAGTTTAATGATTTAGGAAGATGTTTAATTTGCCTTAAAAATCCTTGTCAATGTAAAGTGAAAAAAAATAAAGAAGCAGAAAATATAATGTTAAAACTTTCAAGAGAAATTGCCGAAAATAGGGCAAAAATAATTGATGATTTTCTTAAAACCTATATCGCTTCTCGGTGGCAAGATTATTTTAGTAAGAAAAAAAAGATAGATTTTCGCAGGATTGAATTAGTTGAGAGAAGAGATAGCCCAATAGAAATAACATATTTTATTCGCTTGCGAAGAGGTAAGTTACCAATAGAAAATCGGCAAATATGAAAAAAGACAGCGAAATAATCAGGGAGTTTGAGAAACTTTGCCAGATAATTATAAGTGGTGGACTTTGGTGGCAAGAAGAAGTTAAACAATTCCTCCTCCAAACCCGCCAAAATGATAGAGAGGAATTCATTGAGATATTAAAGAGGCTGAAAGGGAAGAAGATGAAAAGGCAATTTCCACTCGCAGAAAAAGTAGAAGATAGAAAATATGATTGTGAGATAGTTTCTTACAACCAAGCAATAACAGAGCAGAATCAAAAATTAGATGAGGCAATAAAGAAATATGAAGAAGTCAGGTAGATATTTGGGAGTTGGAAGGAACAAAAAGAGATATAGAAAAAGTCGCTTCTTTAATAGGATTTTTAGTAGTCAAAATTTTAGATGGGAGGAAGTTATAATCAGCCAAAACTTAAATAAACCTATGACAAACGAGCAAATCCTAATCCTAAAAAAGGCGATAGAAAAAGCAGAAAAGAATGGATTTGATGAAATGAGAAGCCAACAGAAACTAAAAGACAGGTCAGGACTTGATTTTGAGGTTTATCCAATAGCTTATGAGTATATCATCTTCTCCCACGATTTTTGCCGAGCATTTTGGGGAGAAGGTATAAAAGAAGACACAAAAAAATTTAAGATAGAAAATGGAAAAGAAGTTATTTATGTAACACAATGGTGGCAATATCATCTCCAACAAATGGTATTAGAAAAAGAACCCCTTAAATATCTTGAGAAGTTCTTATAGAAACACTCCTATAAGCGATTTACAGCCGTTCTTTACAGCCATTCTGGCGGGCTTTTAGCTTAAACTTGGCCCAGAACCCGCAAAAGGGAAATAAGAGCGGAGAGCCAGAGAATAAGAAGAACAGCGTTTAAGAAGATAGAGTAATTTAATAGTTTCATAAGTTTTTTACTTCTCTTATTCCGCAATTAGCACAAGTAAAAATTTCAATCGCTTTTCCAAAAGGTCTTTTCTTAATATAAAATCCTTTTCTGCTTCCGCACTTTTTACAAAACATTCTACCATTATCCGAACCAACAATATCTTTATCATATTTTGGTGGGATAACTTCTTGTATTGTTCCTTCTTCTAAAAATGGCTTGGCTTCTTCATCAGTTAACTTGCGGATATTTTTATGGCTTCTCCAGCTTGTAAACCATTCTTTTCCTTTCCATTCTCTATCTCTTAATGTTATATAAGGTTTTGTTTTTTCTTTCATAATTTTTATCTCCCCGCTTTGCTTATAACCCAAAGAAAACGGGAAAGAAAGGTTTGTCCCTCTCTCCGTAATGGAATTGTGAAGATGTTAACCTTTTTAATTCCAGTGTCCGCGGAAGAGAGAGGCAAGTTTGAAGGTTTAGCCCCTCATTATTGCCTCTTTTTATGCCGTTGCGATAAAAAGAGGCAATATCAACAGCTAAGCTTCGTTTAATTCTTCTAACCAATCGGATAAATCCAGTTTAGAATACTTGAAAGCATTTATTCTATACTTAAAACAATCCCAGCAAACAATCAATCCTTTTTCTTTTTCTTTTCCACAAGCAGGACAGGTATTCATTTGTCTTGCTTCTTCTTCAGTTAATTTTTCTTTCTTCATTTTTTTATTTTATCTTTCCCTTATTAAACGACCTTTACTATTTACATCTTATCAAATATCAAACCCCCTGTCAAGCGATAAACCAAGAAAACAAGATATGGCGGGAAGCGTTGCTATTGCTGGCTTAAACCCCGGGCAATAAAAGAGGGAAAAAAGTTTATCCACAGGCAAGAAACAAAACGGCAAAAATAGGCGGAAAAATATTAAAAATTATCCACGCTTGACAAAAGGGCTTTTTTATGATAAAGAGATATTGTAAAACAATAAAAACTTATAAAAAACTTATAAAAAACTTATGGCGTTTAATCAGGAATACTACGACGGCAAAAAGAAGAAACTGGATAGCAAGTTCCAAAGGAAAATAAATCAAAGCTTCCAGCAAATAATTGATATAGTCAATTTATTTTTACAAGAGCAAAGGGAACTCCGGGCGGAATATCAAGAAGTGGAGAAAGAAGAAGCGGAAAGCAAAAAGGATAGCGGGAAAAACAGCGAAAAGAACAGCGGGAAAGAGAAAGAACCGGCAAAAGAAGAGAAGAAAGAAGAGAAATCCAAATCTGCGGCAAAAGAGAAGAAATAATGTGATATTATATGAAATCGGGGCCAAAAAGAGGCAGTTTTCGGCAAAAGAGGCAAAAAACAACGAACAAGGATTGATTCTAAGGGCTGTTAAAGGGCAAAGAGGTATTAAACTATCCATTTGGCGGGGAAAAGAACGGGAAAAAAAGAATCCGCGGGAAAAAGAAGTAAAGGTTAGGTAAAGGGTTAGAAAGAAGATTAAAGAATAGACAAAGAATAACCCAAAGAATAACCCAAAGAATAGCAATTTGACAACAAGGAACCGCAATAATAATACAATTAGGCAGAAATCCTTATTTTATAAGGGTTAAAGCAATGTCGGTTAATCGATATTGTGCGACATTTGTGCGATATATGTGCGTTATAGGGGGGGTAGGTTCGGGTTTCCAAGTTTGGTTTTATTATATATATCACCCCCATAGGTTTTTCCCAAAATAGACAAAATATATGAATAAATGCTTAAATTGTAATAAAACATTGGAACAAACAGAAGGCAAAAAAGAACGTAAATTCTGTTCGGATAAGTGCAGAATGTCCTATAATCGCAAAAGCGAACAGAAAATAATCAAAAGCGAACAGAAATCGGGCAAATCCGAACAACTGGCGTTTGCCGAATTATTGGAAACAATCGCCGAGAAGGGAGGAACGTGGCGTTTCCTTGGCAGGCAGTTTGAAATATAATTTGAAATATAATTTGAAATATAAATAAAAATATGAAAAATTTATGAAAAATAAAGAAGAAGCAATCAAACCGACAATCAAACAAAAAAAGGCGTTCAAGATAATGCTTCAAAAGATGATGGACAAGAACCCAGTTACGATGGGGGAAATTCTGTTAGAAGCGGGGTTTTCGCCTTCCACCGCCAGAGTGCCGAAATTGGTTACAAACAGCAAAGGGTGGCAGGGCTTGTTAGACCAGATAGACGATTCCAAAATACTGAACAAATTATACGAGATAGCGTTGGACGACAGCGACAAGAGGGCTTGTTTGCAGGCGATAGACCAGATTATCACAATAAAGAACAAGAAGCCCAAGCAGGACGCCAAAGTTATCGGTTTGTTTGAAAAAGTGAGCGACTTACAATTAAATCCAGATGATAAATCGAACACTGCTCCAGAAGAAGATAAACTTCCTACCCCACAAGGGACAGGCGGAAGTCCTGAAATGCAGGAATGACGAGGTTATAATTTGCGCTGGAAGGGGTTGGGGAAAATCCGCCGTTTGCGGGTATATTGTAGTAGAGTTCTTTTTAAACAGGTTGTTTGAAATAAAGCAGGGAAAATACGATTCCTGCAAAATATGGGTAGTAGCTTCAAGTTACGAGCTTACTTCGAAGGTTTTCGAATACGTGGTGCGGTTTCTTTTGGCTTACGACAGGCAGTTCGGCAGGTATATTTCGGGAGGAAAGGGCGGAAGACCATACCTTCTTAAAATATCGGAATCAATTTGGATACAATGCAAGAGTTCCAGCGAACCAGTTTCATTATTAGGGGAAAGGGTAGATTTGGAAATATGCGACGAAGCGGCTTTGATACCGAAAAAGATTTACCACCAGAATATAAAGCCGAGCATTTCAGCGTTAGGGGGAAGAATATACTATATCGGCACTCCCAGAGGGGAAGGGTGGTTCAAAGACAAGTTCAGGATACTGAAAGAAAAAAATGCCTCTTTCCATTTCACTTCGGCGGAAGGGAAGCATTACACCGAAAAAGCGTTGGAAGCTTTGAGAAAAGAAACGCCTGAGAGATTGTTCAATCAGGAATATCTGGCGGAGTTTATAGACGACGCTGGAAGGGTGTTCAGGAGGGAAAAAATAGAAAGCATTACGGAAAACTGCGAATCTGACGCAGTAGAGAATCACAATTACATTATGGGGGTTGATTTGGCGGAAACGACTGACTGGACGGCAATTTCGGTGTTTGACGCAAATACCAAGAAGCAGGTTCATTTTGACAGGTTTCAAAAGCGTGATTACCCATTGCAGAAAAAGCAGATAATAGCCAAAGCGTCAAGATACAACAACGCAAGGGTGATAATGGACACCACGGGGGTGGGGAAGCCGATTTACGAGGATTTGATGAACGAGGGATTATTCGTGGAGGATTTCACCTTTACGGGCAGAAGCAAAGAGGAATTGATAGGAAAGCTGATAGTGGCGATAGAGGAAAAATATATCCGACTTATGCCGATAGAAATACAGAAAGACGAACTGGAAGCGTTCGAATACAAGTTCCTTAACGAGAAAACGGGACTTCCCTTAAAAAACATACAATACGGAGCGCCGCAGGGCTACCACGACGACTGCGTCGATTCCGTGGCGTTGGCTGTCTGGGGGTTGAGCCCCGGAACGCCAAAAAGAGAAAATACTATCTTAAAAGCGTTAAAAAGAAGAATAAAACCAAAGTTGATTCAAAGCGATATTTAAAAATTATGCCAAAAAATTATGCCAAAAGGTAAATACGGAACAAAATACGGAACAAAAGACGGAAGCCAAAAAGGTTGGAAAAGGGGCGGAGGCGGAAGAAACCGAACTTCCAAATGCCGACACCCGTCAATAAAAAAAGGAAGAAAATAATATGCCGTTCAAAAAAGTTAAAGGCGGTTACAAAAGTCCCTCTGGCAGAAAATACACGGCTAAACAGGTTCGTGCCTATTATGCTACGAAGGGCTGGAAAAGAAAGCCGAAAAAAAAGAAATGATTGATAAATTTGAAATAATAAAGAACGAAGTTAATTTTTACAAGAATACTTCGTTAAAACAAAATCCAGCATTCGCTCCGAGGATGGGCGATGTTTACGAGCTGATAGACCTGTTTTCTGTTTCGAGATTCAGGGACGGGGACAGGGACGAGCTTGGATTCAGAAAGGTATTTTACAATATCGTCAATTTCGTCGTGGATGTCTGTGCCAAAATGCTGGATATAGACACCAAGCATATCTACCTCACGGCGGAAAATGGTATGTCCTACTGGACATCGTGGCTGATGCAGAAGGAGCTTAAACTATGGATGAAGGACAAGTATTTCGCAAGGCAGTTGAACGAATACTGCTTGAAATGGCCGAAATACGGCGACCTCTGGGTAAAGAAAGTGAAAGACGATGTGAAGTGGGTTCCTCCCCAGAATATGATTTACAGGGTCAATGCCACCGATTACAGGACGATACCGCTTATAGAAAGGCACGAATACGGGGCTGACGAATTGAGGATAGTGGGAAATAAAAAGGGCTGGAATAATGTTGAAGATGTGATAAGTGCTTCAAGCGTTTCTTCCCAGACGCCCGCTGGATACGGAAGCACTATGGGAGTCAAGGAAGAAAATGTGAATACTGGAATTGTGATTTATGAAGCTTGGTTTCCAAAAGGTTATTTAGACAAGGAAAAGAACAACTGGTTTGTCATTTCAAAAGATTCCGACAAAGTTCTGGCGGAAGCCGAAAAGAAGGATTGCCCTTATAAGAAACTCCCTTGGGAAAAACTGCCTGGAAGATTGCCAGGCAGGGGAAGGGTTGAGCAGTTGTTCGAGGAACAGATTTACCTCAACAGGATAGCCAATTACAAATCAGCGGGATTTCATTGGACTTCAAAGCATATTTACCAGACGAAATATACGGGTATAGAGAAGAATTTGATGACTCAGGTTGACAACGGGGAGATATTGATAAATCCTTCTCCGATAGAGCCAGTCGTGAATGAGGAGAGAAACTTGTCCGCTTATGCGGTGGACGAGGTAAGGTGGGGGCAAAACGCCCTTAAAAAGACATTTACGACAGAGCCAGTAGGCGGAGGTGCGGCGCAAAAGGGAGTTACCCTTGGTGCGAACATTTTACAGACACAACAGGCAACCGCTTTCTACAAACAGAAAAGAGAGGAACTCGCCAGTTTTGTGAAGGAGATTTTATGGGACTGGATTCTTCCGCAGTTTGCCGACCAGAAAAGAAAAGAGCATAAAATACTTATGGAGAACCTGCTGTCGGGCGAGGATAAAAATTCCGAGAAGTTCTTTAATTTGAAATTGAACGAGAGAATGAACCAGTTGAGAGCCAAAAGCAAATATCTGTCTCCCGACCAATGGAGAATAAGAAGGTCTATTCAAGCGGAATTGCTTAAAAAAGAAAATCTCACTATTCCGAAGGGATTTTATGACGATATAAAATACAAGATAGACATACAAATTACGGGCGAACAGATTGACATAGCTGGAATATCCCAGACGATTGACACGATGATTATGATGTTGGGTCAAAACCCTGGCGTGCTTGACGACCCGAGAATAAGAAAAATGCTTTACAAGAGGATTGACCTTCTCGGGCTTAATCCGAAAGATTGGTTTGACGAAGAAGTAAAATCTTTGCCTGATGAAGCAAGAATGTCCAGAGTTCAGCGTGGAGGAAGCATTGCCTCTCCCACCCCGATAAGCAGTCCGGCTATGGTTCCAGCCGAAGCGACATTATAAAAAAAGATGAAAAAAGATGAAAAAAGATATGAATAAACTGACAAAATACGAAATAAACTTTATAAGGAAGAACGAGGAAGTGATTAAGAGCATTCTTGAAAAGAGGATTGACGAACTTAAAGACGAGATTTTAGAAGTCCCAGAAGAAAAGAGGGAAAACTTAATAAACTTCATAAAGGAATACAAATTCGGTCTGGGCTTTTTGAAAGAATTAGCGAGCGATAAGAAATCGAATTATTTTACAGGGATTTAACATAAAGTATTTAACATAAAGTATTTAACATCAAGGTCGGGAGAGAAAACTCCTTAAAACAAAAATAAATCAATTTGTCAGAAAAGACATTAAAATCAAAAATTATGGAAGAGGAAACAAAAACGGAGACAGAAACGGAGACAGAAACGGAGACGGAAACTCCTAAAAAAACCAACGAGGAAGCGGAAACCTCTGAATCCGCAGACCCAGAAAAGGGTGAAAAATCAATTGATAGGCAGCCGACTTCCGAAGAGTTCAGAGCGGTTGACGGGGCAAGAAAGCATTTTGAGGAAGAGAACAAAAAACTCAAAGACAAGATTGCCAAACTTGAAACTGCTTCAAAATCAAATGCGGGCGACCCTATGGAAGCCGTAAGATTGGGAAAAGCTCTTGGGAAGCACAGCGAGGAGGAAATAGATATTGTTGTTACTTACGCCAAAGGAAAGTTCAACACTCTAACTCCTACTCCTGACCAAATTATCCAGTCCTCAAAGGATAAATTTGTTAAAACTGCCATCAAAGGATTGAGGGAAAAGGTTGAGAGTGAAAAAAAGACACCTGAACCTTCTTCCCCATCTCCAAATATCGGAGGCAAAACGCTTGATGATATAGAGAAGATGGACAAAAACGAGTTTGCTAAATTAGCAGGCAAGGAATTGAGAAAGGGAAGAAGTTCGGGGATATAAATAAATGGCATACATAGCAGATGACAAGTTTGATGTGTTCCGTCCTAAGATAAAATTTGGGTCGTGATAAATCTTCTCTGATTGACTCGGAAGCTGAAATGCCAACGAGGCGGAAGGCGAAAGCCACCGTGAACGACTGAGTGAGAAGACACCGAAAGGTGATGCAACAGTCTGAACATACGGGAATAGAAACCGTATGAGGATAATCCGAAGCGGTTATCCCGCCCGAAAGGGTAGTAACATATTTGGAATTATGGATATGCGGCTAACTTTTTCAGGAACTATTCGGCTGATGTAATGAATGCGGATATAGTTCACATTCCTCATTTTGATGAATTGAACTCTACCGTATCGGACATTGCTGTTACATCAGGTGACGTAACAGCGGTCAATTTGGGCGACACAAAGACAAATTTGACCGTTGATGCTTGGAAAGGAGCTGCGTTCTATATTTCGAAGTTTGAAAGGAGAGAGATAATGAAAAGACCGAGCATAATTGACGAATACGCAAGCTATCTTGGATACAGATGTGCAAGAAACGCTGAAATCGCAATCCTCGCCAATCTTGGGAGTTTGTCGGCAAGCGTCGGAGATAGTTCTCACGGCATTTACTCGACCAACATAGAATCGGCATTCGGAATTTTGGAATCAAATAGTGTTCCGAAAGAAGAATGTAGAATCTTTGTTAGACCTAAGAACTACTGGCAGGACATAATGAGTATTCAGAAATACTACGATGCATCCCAATTTGGAAGAGCAACACTTCCATTTGGAGTCCACGATATGCTTTATGGGGTAGGAATTACATTGACAAGCAATGTTCCCGATGTAGCGAATTCAGGTTTGAACAATGCTATTGTTCACCCTGGAGCTATCGCATTTGCAATGTTTGGTCCCGATTTTTCAGCCAGAACTGGCGAACATTTGAGGACAAAACTTATTGCTGATGTAATGTATGGGGACACGATACTTCAGAAAACTTGGGGCGTTAAGCTACGAAGCACGACTGCGGTATAGTATTAACCATTAACCTTGTGGTGGTCGTTTATCGGGTATTTACCAGACGAACAATACCCGATGGCGTCTGGAAGCGACTATTAGAAGCGACTACTGAAAGCGACTACTGGAAGCAATTATTGAAAGCAACTATGAAAAAATTAAAAATAATATATTTAGCCAACTTCAATAACAAGAACTCCAATTATGTGGAGGAGGATATTAAATCCGCTCTCGAAGAGTTAGGACACGAAGTAGTGCCAGTCCACGAAAAGGATTTCAAGAAAGTGCTTGACATAAAGGCGGATATGTTGCTTTTTCACAAAGCGGGAATTGGCAGATACATAAGTTTAGAAGATTGGATATTTATGCTGAACCATATCACCTGTAAGAAAGTGATGTGGTATTTCGACCCTATTTACCTTTTCGGCAAAAGGGAAATGGAGATAGAAACTATCGCCGAATACATAGATTACGGGTTCTTGGTAGATGACACTTGGAGAAGAAGGCACAAATACAAAAACCTTTATTCTCTTAAAGAGGGAATAGGAACAATTTACAAGGGAAAAGTGAGAGAGGAGTTCAAATGCGACATTGCTTTTATGGGAAACATTTACGGCAAGAGAGAGGAATTTGTCGGAATACTTAAAAGGAAATACGGGGACAAGTTCAAGGTGTTTGACAATGTGTTCAGGCAGGATTTGGCTGACGCCTGCGTATCGGCAAAAATAGTGGTAGCGCCGGATTTTCCAACTGACGAGTTCTACTGGTCTTCAAGATTTTACCTTACGCTTGGGCTGGGCGGATTTCTTGTCCACCCAGACGTTTACGGGTTGAGGGAGGAATTTGAGGAAGGAAAGCATTTTGCCGGATACAAGGGATTAGAGGAGCTTGTTATGACGATTGATTACTTTTTAGAAAACGAAAAAGAAAGAAAGGCGATACAGGAACAAGGTCAAAAAAGATGCCTTAAAATCGGAACATTTAAAAACAGGTTAAAGGAAATGCTTAAAATTATATATGAAACTCCAACATCTTAGAGGTTTAGACCAAGATTTAAAAAGGGGCTTGAAATACAACAGAAGGCACGGGGGAGTGAGCGATGTATTGAGGAGAACAATGAGAAGACCATCTAAATCAGGGTGGAGAATGAATGCTATAAGTTCGATAGACAACGGAATGGGAAAATGCGACAATTGCGGGAACGATGCAGAGTTCAGAAGTATTGTTAACGGAGAAATAGAATACCAGTTATGCAGGAATTGTTTCGCTAAAAGAAATAAAAAAAAGAAATAAAAAAAGTGTTCAACGCAAAAAATTACGATAAAATATATCCCGACAGAAAAAAAGAGATTGACTTTCTTTTAGAACATCTTGAAGGGAAAAAAGTTATTGATATAGGAGGAGGAACAGGAAAAATAGCGGAGGAACTCAATAAAAAAGGATTTGAGTGCTGGAATGTTGAACCGCAAATCGAAATGGCTGAAATATCGAGAAGTCGTGGAGTGAAGACAATTTGGGAAAGCGGTGAAAACTTCAAAACAGGAATTATATTTGACAATGCGATAATGATGTTCAATGTGTTCAACTTCTTGGACAATCCGCATAAAGTATTGGAAAACATATCTGGGATATTGAGCGGAAAGCTTATATTTACCTATTGTAATTACGAGGTAAGAAAAAAGGGCTGGGAATTTAACTGGAAACTGAAAAGATTGTCAAGAAAAAGGTGGAACGGGGACGAAGTCAAAATAGATTTCTGGTTTCCGTTTTTCCACGAAAGGCACATAATGAGAGTTTATCCGCATAAAGTTATTGAAAAAATGCTTTACAGGAACGATTTTAAGATAATTGACAGGTTCAGGACAAAATACGAAACAATAATAATAGCGGAAATATGAGAATATCGTATGTAGGCGGAACACACAATTATATGGATTACTTCATATTGGAGTTAAGAAAGCTCCGACACGAAGTATTGGTGAACGATTGCGATAAGGACTGCGATGTAATCCTGTGCGAAAACAGAAATCAATGGAGGACAGCGAGGTATTTCAGGACAAAATATCCCGACATCCCCTTAATCTGCTGGAACTGGGACTGGTATGATTATTTGAAAGATGAAAATGGAAAGTTCAGGTCAACTGGAATGTTTGGCGAAGCGAATAATTATATTGAATTTAACAAATTGATAAAAGAAAGTTTGGAATTATGGAGCGTATCTCCCGAAACAGGAGAGAATTGCGAGAAAGATTTGGGAGTTAAGAGCAAGTTCTTTTACAAATACTTTTGTCTTCCTTGGGAATGGGAAGGCGAAAAAAAAGATTGGGGTTATATCTTGCAATCGTCAAGGGACGACCCGAATAAGAGATTTGACTGGTATGAAAAATGTGCCGAGGAACTTGGAATACCATACAAATCAACCCACCCGCCTGGCTCTGCTGTCGCAGGAACTATGGGGAATACGAGAGAGGACTACATCAGGACAATGAAAAACTGCCGATTTAATGTATTGGCTTCAAGAGAAGAATCTGGTGGCGGAACATCAACCATAGAGGCGTCATACTGCCACAAACCAGTATTGGTATCCGACAATGGCGGAGCGAAGTTCTTTTGGGAAGACGATATTTGGTATTTTAAGAAAGACGATTACGGCGACTTTAAGAGAATGATGAAATGGCTGTGGGAGAATTACGACAGCAAAGAAGTGAAAGAAAAAACAGAAAGGGCATACCAAAGAGTGTGCAGAATGTTTTTCCCCGAACATTTTGCCAAACGAATTAGCGATAGGTTGGAAATATGCTTAAACAAGAAATAAAAGAGTTTTTCAAGGCGATAAAGGGGGACAGGTTCTTTCACCCGTTTCCTTTTACAGATGAAACGATAGACATCATTTTGTCGGCAAAGAAAGACATCTACCGCTTTATCAAAGAAGGGGAGAAAATAAACGGGGAGAAAATAATCGGTATGTTTATGTTAAGGGGCTGGGACGAGGGATACGAGATACCTTCGTTTGGAATGGTAGTCCACCCAGAATACAGGGGAAAAGGTCTGGGAACATTTATGCTGAGGCAGGCAGTAAGTTTATGTAGGAAAATGGAATGTAAAAAAATTAGATTGACGGCTGACAAAGATAATAAGGTTGGGATTTATATGTATAAAAGAGAAGGGTTCAAGTTCAATAAAAATGTGGCTTTCAAAAACTTATGAAGAATAATTTTAAGATAGCATTTATTACGCCCGAAAATGATTGGAGTATCAATCTCATACCAGAGTTAATAAAATTAAGGCACGAAGTATTGTTAAACAGGTGCGAGCCAGATTGCGATGTCATATTCGCCATAGAAAGGACATTGTCGGAGTTTACTATGAGATTACACAGGAAATATCCGCATATTCCGTTAGTTGTAAACAACTGGGACTGGTATGATTATGTGCCGAAAGATAAGGGAACTTATCCTATATTTATTCAACTGCTGAAAGAAGCGAAAGATGTCTGGTCGGGCGATATGGATACAGCTGAAAGAACTAAAAAAGCGATAGGGATTAAGAGCGAATTTCCCCTCTACATATTCATAATGCCGTGGGAGTGGAAGGGCGAGAAAAAGGACTACGGATATATTATGTTCGGTTCAAGGCGAGACCCGAATAAGAGATTTGACTGGTTTATGAAAGCGTCAGAGGAGTTGGGGATACCATACAAAGCGTATCACCCAGAAGATAACGACAGGCAGGATTACATCAACACCCTTAAAAATTGCTCGTTCTATGTTTCCGCCAGCAGAGAAGAAGGAGTGTGTATTCCGGTAGCAGAGGCAAGTTATTGTAAGAAAGCGTTTTTATCGCCAGACAACAAAGGTTGCCGTGAAATGTGGGGGAATAACACAACCTATTACAAGACAGACGATTACGAGGATTTCAAGGCAAAGATAAAATACCTGTGGGAAAACTACAAAGGCAAGAAAATACAGGGAAGAATAGAGAAGTGCTACAAAATTGTAGAGGACAGGTTTCTGCCAGACAAAATGGCGGAAAGGGTAATAAGAAGATTAGAAAAAATTTTATGACATTGAAAAACAGATGGAAGTTTCTTTTAGAAGTAAAATCGGTTCTGGATAAGGCGGAAATACCTTTCTGGATAGATTTCGGGACACTGCTTGGATTTTACAGGCAGGGGGATTTTCTTGAAACAGACCCAGACATAGATTTGGGGATTAAGAGAAAATATCAGGATAAGGTAATAGAGATAGCGCCGGAACTTTCAAAAATAGGAAAAGTGATAACAAGGGTTGATATAGGAAACGGGCGGTATTTAGCTGGATACAAGATTTACAGGGACGACCTCTGGATTGACATTGCTTTTTTCTGGGAGTGCGAGGGAAAGTATATTCTGCCAATATCCCAATGGGAAAAGGTGATGGTGTTCAAAAAGGAATACTACGATAACTTGACAGATTTGGAAATAAAGGGGGTAAAGTTCAAAATGCCAGAAAAGATAGAGGAGTATCTTATTCTACATTACGGGGAGGACTGGCGGAGACCATTCAAAAAAGGGGAAGAATACGATTTACACAAATGTCCAAATGTCGAGTCAAATAAAAAATATAAAAAATATCTAATATGAAGATTTTTACAAATAAGATAAACAAAAAAAATATAGACAAGTTTGTTATTGTGATAGGTGGCGGTGCGATTATGGATAAGGCGAAAATATACGCCAAGAAGCACAAGAAGTATTGTATAGCGATTCCGACAACTGGCTGTGGTGCGTCTGAAACAACCCACGCTGTCGTCTGGGGAAAGAAAAAGAAAAATGTAAAGACGGACAAGCCGTTGACAATAATCCCGCCATTTAAAATTAAATTATCAAAAAAAGACAGAAGGAACACCTGCCTTGATATGATAGGACACTTGGTTGATTACCTGAATGTCTGCTCGGACAACGAAGTGGTTGAAGCTGGTATATTTATGGGGAAACTTATAGAGAAGCACCCAACAAATCTTACTCACCCTGCTTCATATCCCTTGACATTAAAGGGTATGCCTCACGGGGAGGCGGTCGGAAAAGTATTATGCGATTCAATTAAAAAAGCGTTTAAGATATGAGGGTCATAGAGGTTCATTCAGGATTAAGTGCGTTGTTGGCTGACAAATCAGATTATACGGGGGTATGGGTCAGCTCGCTTACCCACGCCGCTATTCACGGGCTTCCAGACAATGAATTAGTGCCGTTGAAAGAGAGAGTTGATTTCGTGGCAGAAGTCAGGCACATCACAAAAAAGCCGATAATAGTTGATATAGACACAGGCGAAAGTATTGAACATCTGCCTTATCTGATAAGGTGGTTCTCCGAAGCGGGTGCTTATGCCGTGATAATGGAGGACAAAAAATATCCCAAACAGAACTCCCTTTTAGAGAACGCAAAACAGCAGTTGGAAGATGTTGATGTATTCTGCGACAAGATAAGGGTAGCCAAAACAAGTTGCGGGAAAATGAAAGTATTTGCCAGATTGGAGAGCTTGATAGCCAAAAGGTCGAAATACGAGGCGATTTTAAGGGCGGAGGCGTATATTGAAGCTGGGGCTGACGGAATAATGGTTCATTCAAAACAAAAAGTGGACAGCACGGAAGTTATGGAAGTGGCTGATGAGTTAAGAAAGAGATATCCAAAACTGACGCTGATAGCAGTGCCGACAACATACAAACTGCCAGAGAAACACCCGTTTGATATTGTGATTACGGCAAATCACCTTTTAAGAGCAAGTTTAACGGCAATGAAAAAGTTTCTTGCGGGGGAAGAAGTAGAATTGGCTTCCGTTCAGGAAATCTTTGACATCTGCGGACATTGATGATTACAGGCATACCAGATAAAGTTTTAATAAAATGGCTCGGCAAGAAAGATTACATAAAACCAGCTGACGAGGGCGAGGCAATAGGAATAGCAGGTGGTTATTACTTAGCCACGGGAAAACGGGCAAAAGTATTTATGAGTGCCGACGGGTTCTGTAATGCCTTGAACCCATTGACTTCGTGGGTGATACCAGAAAAGATAAAAATGAACTTGGTAATAAGCACGGGCAGGAAAGAGCCACAGCACAGGGAAATGACAAGAATGCTGAAATCGTTGATAAAACTTCTAAAATATGACCTAAAATATGACCCAAAAAGAATATCTTTTAAGATTATCACGAAAAAATAAGAATGCGATTATCGTTGGTTCGCTGGGAACAATATCAAAGGATTTAGAGCAGATTAAACATAAGAACAAGATTTTAGTCAAGGGGGCAATGGGCTGTGTTATGGGAGTGGGGCTTGGTATAGCGTTGAACACCAGAAAAAAGGTAATCGTGGTTATAGGGGACGGGGCGTTTCTTATGAAAATGGGAAGCATATCAACGATACTTAAATACAAGCCGAAGAACCTTAAAATAATAATAATAAACAACGGCTGTTATGCCTCCTGCGGGGGACAGCCGACAAACTTCTATGCTTATTTTAATGCCGGCAACCTGCGAAATAATCACAGCAGGGCATATAAAGTGTTTAAAGTGGTTGAGACGACATAAACATCAAATAATAGTCGGTTTGCTGACCAGAAGGGCTTTGAGGGGATATAAGAGGTGTTCAGTTCCGTTCAGGGACAGGTATGAGATACTTAAAGCGGTAGCAAAAGGGATAGGTGGAGTAAAAGTAGTTCCGCAGAACAGCTTGAACCCGTCAGAGGTTGTCAAAAAATACAAGCCAGACGGGATTGCTTCGGGAGACGGCTGGGAAAAAGAGGAATTGGAAGCAATAAAAAAATACAAGCTGAAAAAAATAAACATCAAACTGCCGAAAAATTATTCAAGCACAAAGATAATAGATAAAATTTGTAAAATAAAAATACATATATGAAAAATAAATTAAGAATAGGGATTATAGCAAGAATTGACAATGGCGGACTTGCCAATATGACTTACGATTACTGGAAAAATATCCACGAGATTACGAAGTGCCTTACCATAATGTCAGAAAGCCCATATCAAGATGTGTCAAGATACCCAGAGCAGATTATATGCCAGAATTATCCGACTATTGAGGAAATGGATTTGTTTTTGAAAGATATTGATGTGGTTATCGCTTTTGAAACCCCTTACAACTGGAACATATTTTCAATGGCGAAGGAGAGGGGAATTAAATCGGTTCTTATACCTATGTATGAGTGGACAGAGGAGAAGCCGCCGATAGAGCCAGACCTGTATTTATGCCCGTCATTGATGGAAAAGGATATTTACAAGTTCTACCCCACGAAATCGGAATATATACAAAACCCAGTTGACAGAAAATTGTTTAAGTTCAGGTTAAGGGAAAAGGCAGAAACATTTGTGTTCAACAACGGACACGGGGGAACTTTCGGCAGAAACGGGTTAATGCCACTTTTAGAGGCGATAAAATTGGTTAAGTCGGACATCAAGTTTTTAATCCACTCCCAAGTTCCCATACCAGAGATAGACGACGAGAGAGTTGAGGTTAGATTGGGGGATATAAAAAAGAGAACTGATTTGTTTGAAGAGGGAGATGTTTTATTGTTCCCGAGATTGTTCGGGGCTTTATCCCTGCCCACTTGGGAAGCGTTATCCTGCGGTATGCCAGTTCTTTCAACCAACCTTTACCCGTTTAACAAGATACTGCCGAAAGAATGGTTTTTTGAGCCAAGCGGAAACAAGAGAATAAAAACATCTTCTCTTAACAGGGAAATAGATATGGCTCTGATAGACCCGCAAGTGTTGGCAGACAAGATAGACGAGTGGGCGAACAAGGATATTGCGAACGACAGCAGAAAGGCAGACGAAATAGCGGAAAAAATAAGCTGGGAGAATAATAAAAATAAAATAATACAATGCCTAAAACAGCTTTAATCACGGGAGTTAACGGGCAGGACGGGAGTTATCTTGCCGAACAGCTTGTAGCAAAGGGCTACAATGTTCACGGAATAGTCCAGCGTTCAGCCGTGTTTGACCGCCAAAATATAGACCATATAGGAGAACTGGAACTTCATTACGGGGATTTGACCGACTTTTCAAGCTTGGTAAGGATATTAAGAATAGTGAAGCCAGACGAGATTTACAATTTAGGGGCTATGTCCCACGTTGGAATATCGTGGAAAATACCCTGCTATACGGCACAGGCGACAGGGGTTGGAGTGTTAAACTTGTTAGAGGCGGTGAGAATGACAGGACTAAATCCGAAAATATATCAGGCGTCAACCTCTGAAATGTTTTCGGGGGAGGAAAAAGAAGCCCAGAACGAGAACACGAAACTTGACCCCCAAAGCCCCTATGCCGTATCCAAATTGTTTGCCCATAAAATATGCCAGATTTATAGGAAGGCGTATGGGATGTTTATCTGTTGCGGGATACTTTTCAACCACGAAAGCGAAAGGCGGGGAAAGAACTTTGTAACCAGAAAAATAACAATAGGAATATCGGATATTGTCAAGGGCAGACAGGATAAGATATATCTCGGCAATATAGAGGCAAAGAGAGATTGGGGCTATTCGCCAGATTACACCGAAGCGATGTGGCTTATGCTACAACAGGATAAGCCAGACGATTATGTTATCGCCACGGGGGAAACGCATTCAATCAAGGAGTTTCTGGAAGAAGCGTTTAAGATAGTAAAAATGAAATGGCAGGATTATGTAGTGATAGACAAGGCATATATCAGACCATCTGAAACTAAATGCTTGTATGGAGATTATTCAAAAGCGAAAAGGATACTCGGCTGGACGCCGAAAACAAAGTTCAAGGACTTAGTAAAAATTATGCTGGAACAAGATTTAAAATTATGAACATAAAAGTATGCGAACCAAGCACAACAGAAGCTGAAATTGAGATGGTTACAGCGGCGGTAAAGCAGAATATGATTTCTTCAACCGCTCCGTTCGTTAAAGTGTTTGAAAATAAGTTTGCCGTTAAAATAGGGACAAGTTATGCGGTGGCGGTCAATTCTGGAACATCTGCTTTGTTTGTAGCCCTAAAAACGCTGGGAATAAAAGAAGGGGACGAAGTGATAGTGCCGACATTTACGATGATAGCAACCGCCAACGCTGTGGCTCAATGCGGGGCAAAGCCAGTATTCGTGGATTCAAGAAGGGATAACTGCAACATAGACGAGAACCTGATAGAACAGGCGATTACGCCCAAAACCAAAGCAATAATCCCAGTTCATTTATACGGGAAACCCTGTGAAATGGATACAATAATGGATATTGCCGATAAATACGGGCTGTATGTGGTGGAAGACGCCGCAGAGGCACACGGGGCTAAATATAAGGGCAAGGTTGTCGGTTCAATAGGGGATATAGGTTGTTTCAGCTTTTACGCCAACAAAATAATCACAACAGGCGAAGGCGGGGCGATAACAACCGATAACGAACAATGGGCGAAAGAGGCACAGGATTTAAGGGCTTTCTATTTCCCGAAAGCGGGACATTACTGGCACAAGAAAATCGGCTGGAATTTGAGGATGAGTTCTTTACAGGCGGCTTACGGGCTGGCACAGCTGAACAGGTGGGACGAACTGATAGGCAAAAGAATAGCGAATGCCAAGTATTACACGAAACGATTAAAGGGGATAGTGGAAACTCCGCCAGACAGCGGCGTCCATTGGGTATATCTTATTAAAACTCCAAAAATGAATGAACTTATGGATTATCTTGAAAAGAACGGGGTGGAAACAAGAACGGGCTTTATACCCTGCCATCAGCAACCGCCTTATAAACAAAAAGGAAATTATCCCGTGGCGGAGGAATTATCTAAAATTGCGATGTATCTGCCGTCAGGGTCTGATTTGACAAATAAAGAAAAGGATTTCGTAATTAAGCTAATAAAACAATTTTATGGCAAAAAATAAGAAGATTTTTATAGCGATTTTGAATCAGGGGAGCATAAGAACCGAGTTGACAAACCTGATTTTCAACATTGAAAAGCAGAGAAAATACAGAATAGCCGTAAATTATCCGGCAAAAAAGCCGATTTCATACAACAGAAACCTTATTTGTAAGAGGTTCTTGGAAACTGATTTTGATTATCTTTTGATGATAGACGGGGATTGCGTTCCAACGGAAAATCTCTTGAACTTGGCAGATTACGACAAAGATATTATAGGAGGAACTTGTTTTGGGTTTATAAATAATATGATAGTTCCGTTCTGTATGAAGCAGAGAACCGATTACAAGTATGATGTGATAGACACCGACTTGAACAACGGGGTTGTGGAGGTTGACGCAATAGGTAGCGGTGTAATGATGATAGCCAGAAGGGTGCTTGAAAATATACCTTACCCGTTCAGGAACGAATACGACCCAGAGGGAATAAAAACAAAGGGGCTGGATTTCAACTTCTGCCGAAGGGCAAAAGAGCTTGGATACAAGGTTTGGTGCGATACCGATATGCTGGTATCCCATTGGACAACGGTAGATTTGCTTACGATGTGGAAAACTTTCAATGAAATGCGTAAAATTATTATGAAGCAAAAAGAAGAAATAAAAAACATACAAAAGCCGATATTTAACGAAATAAAAAAAACACAAGGTCAGAACAATAATGAAAATAAACTCAGCAGAGAATAAACACGACTCTCTTTACCACGATACATTAAGTTTTGTCGGAATAACGGACACTTCCCAATATCCGATTGTCCAGTTCATAAGGAACGCAAATGTCTGGTATAGGAGGGCTGATTCTTGGATATGGGAAGCGGCAGGAACTTGGGAGTTTGACGACAGCAACTGGGCTAATTTGCCGATAGCGACAACTGATTTGGTTGCTTCGCAGAACGACTACGAAATGCCTTCCTCCGCAAGAAAAATAGACAGAATAGAGGTATTGGACAGCGAAGGGAACTACCAGAAACTAACACCATTTGACAAAAGCCAGATAGGGGTGGCTATTTCAGAGTTTGAGAAAACTGACGGGCTTCCGAGATATTACGATTTGCTCGGCAGGTCTATCTATCTGAAACCAGCACCAGCTTCGGCAAATGTAACGACATCATCGGGTTTGAAAGTATATTATGTCAGGGATATAGATGAGTTCGGGATTTCCGACACTTCTACCGAACCCGGATTTGACAACCATTTTCACAGGATTATATCGCTTGGGGCGGCTTACGATTACTGCTTATCCAACGATATAGCCGACAGAAAAGTCGGGATAAGAAATGAAATAAAACAGCTTCACGATGAATTGAGGGAACACTACGGATTTTCTCACAGGGAAATGAAGCCGAGGATACTGCCGAAGGATAATGACGGCATATAGGTATGGCTACTTGGCCTAACGCAACTAAAAACACGGCAGATTGGTATCTCATTATTAAAAAGGGAGGCGGAATGACTTGGGAAGACGCCACGATGAGATGGAAAGACGCTGATTTCACTTGGCAGGAGGCGGGGACAACTCCGTGGAGCGACGAAAGTAAAAATACTGCTCCTTGGAGCAATCAAACCAAAAATTAAAAAAATATGGGAATAACAACAATAGCTGAAACTGACAAATTATCAGACAGCCGAACAACAATAAACAATAATTTCGCACTAACCCCAGACCAGACGGCAACAGAAACCATAAGCGGATTATGGAGTTTTTCCAACGCTCTTGGTCTTAAAACGAATATAATCACCGAGAGAACTGCTGGGGCTGGGGTAACAATAGACGGGATAACTCTGAAAGGCGGAACAAACACTTTTAATATAGCCAACGGAACGGCAAGTTTGGATATAGCGGCTGGGGCGGCGGTGAATATAGACAAAGGGCTGACAATAAACGGGCAGGCAATTACGATTACTGGGATAACTCAGGCGAACACCCTTACTTTGAACGAGAGCTTTACGATAGGGGACGGATACGCTGGAACATTGACTTTTAGCGGTTCTGGCAAAACATTGACGATTGAAGACACTTCTGTTCTGAACCAAGATTTAAGTTCGGACGCTTCGCCCACTTTTGCTGGGCTTACAATGGCAGGAAATATAGCGATGGGGGACAATTCTGTTACAGGAATAAATGCTTTGAGCTTCACAGATGTTGACGGAACTATCGCTGGGATAGCGAATAAGAATCTTCTTAGCAGAATTGCTGCTGAAACGATTACAAATAATTGGACTTACCAGAAACTAGCAGGTTCAATAGTTGAAAATTTTATTACTTATAGTGCCAATTCTGGACATCCTTCATTATTAAACTTCAAAAAATCTCATCAGGATACAGCAGGTCATACTGCCACCGTAAATACAGAACTGATAGCACAACTTTTATTTTACGGAAATAGCGGTTCTGGTTTTACACCTGCGGCGGGAATAGAGGTTGCTCAATCTGGGGCGGCTGGAACTTATACCCCAGCTGAAATGAATATCTATATTGCTGACGGAACAAACTGGGGAATTAGATATGTTCTTGGATATAACAGCATTCAAATGGCGAATGGAACAGTTACGGCAGCTGCGGCTAATTCTTTTAAAATCGGCTCAACAGATTTAAGTGCTGGAAATACCCAGTTATCTTTATATGGCGAGGGAACTTGTATAGGGACTGGAACTCCAACAGCTGACAGAACAGTAGCTGTAAAAATCAACGGAACACAGTATTATCTTTTAGCCAGCACTTCGGCAAGTTAAAAATTATGACAAAATGGACAATAGACATTCTTAATATATCTCTGGGCGGTTACGCTCCCGCTTATTGGAAAAACACCTACGGCTCTTACGGGAACAAGAATATGGCGATAGCAATGAGGAGCAGTATAACGCAGGGAAAGGGATTGGCGGTAATAGATACGGTAACAGATTTGGTCAGGGGAATACACCCAACCGTTATTTCAGCGAACAAGACATACGGCATAGGTTCGGACGGAATATACGATATAACGACAAATGCCGTCAGTTTAGTTGCCACCATTTCTTCGGCTACGGGGGAAGATGTCGCATTATACGGGGGACACGCCAAGTTCTCCTACGGCACGGATATAGTTGATTTCGATTTGAGTTCCACTTGGGATAAGGACTGGTGGACGAATGTGGCTGGGGGTTCTGCTCTTTCTTCTGGCAAACCTCATCCTATGGAAGTTGCTGGGACAAGCGGAGTGTTAGCCGTAGCCAACGGGCGGTATGTAGCCACTTGGGACGGGACTACCGCTACCGATGACGCTTTCGATACCCACGATGCCGATTCTGTAATATGCGACCTTAAATGGAATCAGAACCGCTTTTGGATAGCGTCAAACAAGCCAAATGTGGCTGGAAGGAAAGAGGGAACTATTTATGTTTGGGACGGAAACGCCAAAAGCTGGGACAACCAGATAAAGATAGAAGGCGAAGTGGGGGGCTTGTATGTAAAAAACGGGGTTACTTATGTATTTTACCAGAAAAATTTATCGGCAAGTGTTTCCACGCTTGGATATATTGACGGGACGCAAGTTGTTGATTTGGCTAACTATTACGGCTCTCTCCCGAAATACTATCAGATAACAGAATACGAGGACTTTATACTCTGGGCTTCGGGAACAGACGGCAAGACATTCGCTTTCGGTGCTGGTGATAAAAACCTCAACGGCAGATTATTCCAGTTGAGTGCCTGCGGGACAGGCGGGCTGGCTAATCCTTTAGGGACGCCGATTACCGCTTTTTCTGACGCTGTTAAAAAGTTTTCCGGATACGATGTAAACTCCTACTGGAAATCGGTTCAGTATGATGTAACCGGCGGCGGCAGGGAATCAATGGTAGACAAGGTGAGCATAAACATAGAGAAGATGACTGGAACAGCCCAATGCGACTGGAAACTTGTCAACAACAAGGGAACTACAATAACAAGCGGAACTATATCTTACGCCGTAAACGGAACGAATACGCATATTAAGTCAACCCCAAGATGCAAAGCGGACAATTTCAGATTGGAGTTTGACTGGTCAAGCGGTTCAGCAACAATTCCAGTTAAAATAAAATCAGTCAAAATACAGGGACACGTGCTTCAATAATATGGCAGAACCAGAATACACAATTGAAGAGGAAGAGGAAGAGCTTGACATATTTCCAGACCGGATAGAGATAAAGCCATTAAGCGAACTTATCAAACAGGAGAATATATTGACCAATAAAACACTTATAGGCGGTTCTTTAATTGGCGGACTTAAAATATCCGCTGGGACTGAGAACAAGTGCTTCAAGTTTGAACCAGACAAGGGATTATGGATGGGACACAGTTCTTTCGATTCTGCTATTTTTAGTGTAAATATAAATGATGGATTGCTTATCACTTCCAAAATAAAACTTACAGGATTACAATCAGGTTCGGTGGTTTCTGGAGAATACATAGATGCCTTGAATGTTGGAAAACTTGCCACTGGCACTATATCTTCTAAGGCAATTACTTTGGCAGTAGCAGACGGAACAGGGGATAGTTATATTGCCGGCGGAAACAATCTTGACCTGACTAACTGGCGAGGTGGCGATGCTAACGCAGGTGCTTTCATTCTCGGACTTGATGATAGTGAAACTGGAAATCCCGCTAAATTCTTTGCCGGAAATTTTAGCACGAGTAAGTATATGAAATGGACTGGTTCTGCTTTACAAGTAGTTAATATGCAGAATATTAGAACATTTACGGCAGGAGAAGCAATAGCGTCTGGAAGAATTGTTTGTTTAAGTTCAAAAACAATTGATACCGCTGATGTTACTGGAGATGCTTATATAGATGAAAAAAATGCTGATACTAATTATGGTGACGGTGATTATATAATATTAAAGAGATATTCAGAAGTGGCAGGAGGACAACGCACTCATGCATTGTTTAAATTTGATACTATTCCAAATTATTATCCATTAGAGGTAGTATTTCACTACTATGTTAAAACTCTAACAGGAACAGGAAATTCCGCAAAACTTTATTTTATTTCTGAAAGCTGGAATGAAACAGACCCAGGTGGTGTAACTTATAATACAAAACCGACTTTATTTTCTGGATTTGATAGTGGGAATCTTAGCCAAGATTACATTAGCATTGACCTTCAGAGTAATGGAACTGGATGGCAAGAAGAAGATATTACAGAATATATTAAAGAAATTTGGGAAGAAGGCAATCATGATAGTTTTTATGGTATATACCTTGAATGCACTTCAAGCGTCTGGAGTGATTATTGTTCAATTTATTCTAGGGAGTATGGAGGAGGAGATTATGGTGCTTATATTGAATATACAATAGCCAAGAGTGATAATAAAATCTATTTGGCAGATGAAGATGATTATTATAGATTGAGAAATATAATTGGGGTATCAATAGAAGCTATTAGTCAGGATAGTAGCGGTATGGTTCAAACGTCAGGAGAAGTTACTGGTATAACATATATTGGTGATGCTGTATTGGGAAATCCAATCTATATTGAAGATAATGGACTAACAACTACGAATGAAAGATATTCTCAGATATGTAAGGATAAGCATTCAGTTCAAGTAGGTTTGGCAATTGCCTTGGAGACATTTTCTTTAGATATTAAGAAATCAACTCCATTCTTAATAGAAACCAAAAGTATAGGTATAGATGCTGGAAGTTCTAAGTATTTTTATATGGTTCCTTGGGCAAGAACTGCCATTTATAAGTTCTCAAAAGGAGGAGAAAAGCGTGGCCAAATAAGAATAGAAAGATATGGGCTTAATCAAGCTGATTGGACTGACTCTGGTGTGGACCAAGCAGACATTAGATTAGATTGGCAAGAATCAGCATTTAACTCGAAAATTACCTTTACTACTTCTGCTGGAATAGCTGTTAATGGAACATTATATATCTACGAATAAAGGTTAATTATTATTATGAAACAAAAAACATTATGGCATTAACACAACAACAAATAGATGAAATGATGAAGAAGGCAAGGGCGATTCAGGAGAGGGTTCAAAAAGAGGTCGTTCCCCAAGTGGAAACGCTTAAAAAAGCAAAAAAAGCAGGTATGGAAATTACCCCTATGGAAATTACCCCCAAAACAACTATTGAAAAAGCAAGAAAGGTAACAGAATTAACAGAAAGAGCTGGAGAAATAAGAACAGGGCTTGAAAGAGCAAGAAGTATGCTTGCCGATATAAAAGCGCAAAATATCAAGGAAATAGGTTTAGAAGAACCGCCGGCAATACCAGTAGATACTGGGGCTGTAACTGCGGCTGGCATAGGGGCGGCAACTGCTGGAAAGGGAACGATAGACGACCTCCAAAAAAGGATAGAAGCATTGGAAAAATTTGAGCCGTCTGCCGAATTAAAAGAAGAAAAGAAAAGCATTTTAGACCTTATTAAAAAGAGAGAAACAACGGCGAAGGAGCGGAAGTCCGCAGTTGAATTAAGGGAAGAAGCCCTCGCCCAAGCATACAAAGAAATGGGAGTTACCCCCGAGCAGATACAAAGAATAGGGGGGCTGATAGGAGAAGTTACGGAGTTTAACAAGCAGATAGCCGATTTAGAAGCCCAAAAGCAAGCGGCTCTTGATATGGCGGAAGAAAGGGGAATGCCGATGACTTATATCAGAGGCGAACAGGCAAGAAAAGAAAAGGAATACAACAGCAAAATATCAGCCAAAGCGTTACAGGCGGGAGTAAAAGTTCAAGAATTACAAATGCTTCAGGGTGCTTATACGGACGCCAAAGCAACCGCCTCGCAAATAGTATCCCTCGCCACCTACGACCAACAGCAGAAAGTTGCGGATATAGAGTGGTCAATCTCGGCACACCAAGACCTCTACGATTTGATGTCAAAAGAGGAACAAACCGCTTGGAACAGGCAATATGCTACGGCAAAAGATGAACTTGACAGGCAAACGAAAGAGTGGTCTGACAAGACGGACTTGGTCATAGATGCGGCAAGAAGGGGAATAAAATTGGATATTAACAAGAGTTTAGAGGATTTGACCGAGGATTATACGAGAGAGGTTGCGGCTCTGCCAGAGGAAGCAGAAGTTCCAATTACAAGAACGATTGGCGGAGTTTTGTATGAGTGGGATAAAGCAACTGGGATTTGGAAAGAAACTATTAGACCACCAGAAGTTGAATTCAGGAAATTCACAGACCAAGAAAAAAGAAAGTTAGAACAGGCAGGAATTGACTGGACAATTCCGACTGGATACCAGCAATCATTGGAATATCTGTATGGGACAGCAGTAACAGAGGAGGCTTGGACAAGCACAGAAAATTATATCGTCAGGAACATCCAAACTGGAGCAACTTCTCCAGAAGATATGGCAACAATTTACGCCACCACTAAACAGAATACTAAACTAACCGATTCTGACATTAAGGCAATAATGGCACAATATGGAATGGTTAATATGTATGGGATGTGGTTTTTTATGGGAACAGCACCAACTGAAGGAGAGGCACTGCCAACTGAAGAAGTTGCTGAAGAAGAACAACCTTGGTGGAGAAGAGCCGCTTCAGAGGTCTGGCATAGATTACCATTTATAAAATAATATGGCTTTACCTTGGGGATTAGAAACAACCAAAAAGGAAACTGGCAAAGTTTTGCCTTGGGAAGAGGGAATTAAACCTCCGACTACTATTGAGATTGCTGAACGAATCGGCTATCCAATTTTGGAAGCTGCTCCACCCAAAGAAGAAATCAAAGATACCTGGCTTAAGAGAGTGGCGAGAGTTATTTTGCCGAGAAGTTTGGAAATAAAGTGGGGAATAACAGAACCAAATGAATGGGATTTAACGATGGAAGCAGAAGATACTCGCTTAAGTTTGTTAAGGGAAAAACAATTTACAGATTTATACAAGAAAGAAATTACCGAAGCACCAGAAATTCCCAAGGATTATAAAGAACCGACTGGATATTGGGGGCAACTTTTAGAGGGATTGAAGTCTGGGTATATTAGTTCGGTAAAGGGGGGCTTTGGCTATTTCGCAGAATCTATGGGAAGACAACTTGGCAGTCCAGAGATGATAGAATGGGGTTCTAATTTGGGAGATAAAGCAACCATTGAACTTATTAAAAAACCAGAACTATTAGAACCAGAGGATTTAAAGCCTTTTTTTGAAGGCGGTTTGATTGATAGAAAGTGGTGGGGTAGGAGAATGGGACAAGCTATTCCATTTATGGGAACAACGATTGCTACTGCTACTTTTGGCGGATTAGTGGGTGGACCAGCAGGAGCTACTGTGGGTGGTTACACTTCGGTATTCATATTAGAAAAAGGTAATTCCTACAAAAGATACTTAGATGAAGGTGTGCCACCAGATAAAGCAGATACTTATTCCACTGCTTATGCGGTTCCTGCTGCTATAATTGAAAATGCCTTTGGTATATCACCAGCCAGAATTGGAACACAGATAGCCACCAAGGGAGCACAAAGAGTTGTGTATAATAGTTACAAATCTTTTCTCCTAAAAGAAATACCCAAGATAGGAATTAAAACTTTGAAGATGGCAATGGCAGAAGGTGGAGAAGAAGTGGCACAAAGTATCACAGAAAACTTAGTGCTGAAATTTTACAAAACTGAAACTCCTGTTTTTAGCAAGGACTTGGCAGAAGAATTTGCCTCTGGATTTGCGGCAGCTTTACCGTTTGGTGCGGTTAATATCAGAATCCCAGATGTTAGGGTTACCACTCCAAAAGAAATAAAAACAATAGAACAGAGTATTAAAAAAGCAGATGAAGTATTACGAAAAGTGGAAAAGCCACTGCCTAAAATTGAAACTAAAAAGTTTCCAGAAAATACATATAAAAGGGAGTTATTAGAAGAAATAGGAAAGTTAGAAGAATTGCCTGTAATTGAGCCAAATGCTTTTGACTGGACACCGCCAAAACTTACTTACAACAATCCTTATACAAAAGTGATGTATAAAATATGGAATAGAGCTGGAAGAATTTGGGATACAAAAGGACCGCTTATTTTGAAGGAATCACAGACCAAAGAAATTTCCGACCTTCTAAAAGAAAGGCAGAGGGTTTATGACGGCTTGGTTAAAAAGTATTATGAGGAAACCATTAAGCCAATAACAAAATTAACAACAGAAGAGAAGCAGAAAGTTGGTGAAATGGTTTTCAAGAGAATAGAAGTTCCAGAGGACTATGAAATTACCATAAAAGATATTGATACAAAGATAGGACAATTAGGGCAGGAAATTGTGAATTTGGATAAAGGCTTGATTAGACAAGGTTTTCTGGCTTCACCAGAAACAGGAAAAAGAGCTAAAGAAATAGGACAAAGATTGATAACCTTACGAAAAGAATTGCGAGATGCATTGGGTAAGTTAAGAATTTCTATGAGGGCAAACAGGCAGGTTCTTTCTTTGATAAATCAGGTTGAGAATCAAATGTCATCTTTGGAAGCTACATTTGGTGATGAGTTTACTGCTTTTATGCGTGAGGGAGAAATAGTAGAAAAAGTTATTCCAGAAAGGAGAATAATTAAAGGTGTTGGAAAACTTCCCGAAAACTTAAAAATAATAGGAGATGAAGTAAGGAAGTTTAAAACATTTAAGGAAATGATGAAGTCTGATACTGGAATAGAATTGGAAAAACTTTATGAACAGGGAATCCTTGAAAGAGCTGGTTTCAAAGATGCAACTTTTATTAAGGGTGAAAAAGAAATAACAACCACTGGGTTAAAACAATTCTTTAATTTTGTTAAAAAACCATATAAATTTAAACCTGAAAAACAGGTTCAACAGGAACTTAAGGGCAATATAGATAAACTTATAAAAACAACTAAAACAAGAGAGAGGCTTGCTCTACAAAGAGAAATTTTAAAAGATATAGACATTATTAGTGTCGCAGATAGTTTAAGGTTTTTAGAAAGTGTCATAAATGATTTGAGAGAAGAAAGAGGTTCTTTGTGGTTAGAACTAAAAGAGTTGCGAAAAGAATTAGAAAAACCCTTACCTTTACTGACAGAAGAAACTTGGTTATCTCATTTGGGAGAATACGCCAGAACCCTATATGTAAAGACTGACCCAAGAACTGGAGAATCCAAAGTAACCCCTCATTCTACTCTGACGAAGGAAGGGGTAATTGATAGGTCTACTTTTAAAAGAAAACTTTTGGATGAGGAATGGGGGGCAAATGTGTTGACGTTTGAGGGCAAGACATTAGCAGAGGTTAAGGAATACTCTTTGGAAGAATTAAAAGCAATCGGAGTGGAGGCAAAGGAAAAATATGGCTGGACATTCCAGGCAGATTATATTTTAGCCAGAACATTCAAGGATTTGTCAAGGGCATATGCTTCAAGGTTGTTTCAAAAAGCCATCGTTGAGAATCCAAGATTATTTACCAATAAAGTTAAAGAAGCAGATGAAAAAGGTTTTATTCCAGTAAGGGATATTCTGCCAAAAGGAGTGGAGAAGGATGTAAGATTGGGACCTTTGAATTTTGGCTATATCCACCCAGGATTAGAAGCAGAATTAAAAACTTTTATTTTGGGAGCAGGAAGAGATAGTATAATGGATATTTTCCAGGAGCCGCTTTCCTGGTGGAAGGCATTTAAAGTTGCTGGCAACCCGCCAACTGTAATAAGAAACTGGCTGTCTGGTATGTTGTTTCAAACTGATTTGGCTGGGTATCCTGTTTGGGACCCCCGAAATACCCCAAAGTATTTACAAGCTGTTAAGGCGTATGCCGTCAAAGATGATTTATACAAACGATTAAGAAATGCTGGGCAATATGGAACAGATTATTTCAGCATAGAAATTGCCGCAGATGAGATGACAAGAATTATTGCCAAAGCCGAGAAATCCAAAAACCCAATGGCGTCATATTCAGAAGGATTGCTGTCTGCTCTTGGAACAAAATTACAGGACACTAAACAATTATTCAGCTATTACGGGCATATAGACCACGTTCAGAGAACATATTTATCTTTATGTGCGACAAAAGACGGAGCTTCTATGCCACAAGCAGTTCATTTTTCCAACAAATGGGAACTGGATTACAGGTTTGTTCCTAACTTTGTTGAGAGTTTGCGTAGTGGGCTTCCTGGCTGGTTATATCCATTCCTGTCCTTTTATACTTTAATGGCTCCAAGAATTGCCGAGGTTTTAGTTACTCGTCCCTGGGTTTTATTAAAATATCCTATAATAATTGGAGTAACTAATGCTATTTCTGCTTCACTGCTCGGAGCGGATGACGATGAAATAGAAAATGCCAAGCCAGAATGGCTGAAAGATAAAGATTATGTTATTCTTTTGCCAGTTAGAGATAATCAGGGTGACTTTCAATTTCTTGATATGGATTATACTCTGCCATTTGGGGGACCACAGAGCTTGTTTATGGACTGGGACCAGGTTTTAATGATGCTTAAAAACCCTGGGATGATGAGCATTGTTACAAGTATGCTTAATAATTATGATAATTTTACCGATAGAAAAATATACAATGAAACCGACTTGCCAGAAGATAAAAGGAAAAAGATTGCTGAATATGTGGCAAGAAATCTGGGTCCTGGATTTGTTACTCACGCTTTGAATATCTATAGGGCGTCCAAAGGAGAAATAATCGGGTTTCCTCTTAAAAAGGAAAGAGACTTAGCCCAGACGGTAGCAAGAACACTTGGCATTTCAACGTATTCTGGAGGATTCAACGAGGCGTTTGGTAAAATAAGGAACATCCAGCGGGAGATTAGCGATATTCAATGGACAATAAGAATTTTAATGTCCAACCCAAACATTTCCATAGAAGAAAAGCAAAGAAAAATGATAGAGTATCAAGATGAAATAAAAAGAAGAACTGAAAAAATACAAGAAATTAGCAGGGCTATGCCTTCACCAGTTCTACCAGAAAAAGAAGCAGGGAAAGAGCCAAGAAAAGCAGTTCCCTGGGGAGAATAATATGAAACTATTAAGAGAAAATCTTTGGATAATTCCGTTTATAATTATAGTAACTATATTTATTATTGAAGTTTATTTTAATTTCAAACAAACAGGGGTTATAGATATGAACCCTCCAATCTAACCAATATGACAATAAAACAATTCCGTAAAATTCAAAAAATCCTCAAAATCGCCCTTAACCAAGCGGAGAAAGAAGCGATAGAGGACGGAGTTGATATAACATCGCAGGAATACGATAAGGCGATTTCAGTTTTAAGAAGAAGAATACTTGAAGAATTGGGGTTGACCCCTGAAAAATACGAGGAATTGAGATTAAGTTTCAAACCCCCTAAAAAACCGATTTCTTACAAGGAATTGAAGGATATACCGCCAATGCCAGAAACCCTTTCACCGAAAGAAATCAAGGGGCTGATAGCCGAATCAATCAGCGAATCCATCAGCAAAATCATAAGCAAATCCATCAGCGAAATACCGAAACCCACAACCACGATTATAAACAAAATAGTCAAAGAAGTGGTGAAGGAAAAACCGCAGATAATAAAAACAAAAGAAATAGTCAAGAAGGTTGTCAAAGAGGCGG